GAGCTTTCAAGAAAACCATTGGCAGATTTATGAAGAATCCTGTCATGCTAATTGACCACGAAAACAGCGTTAAAGAGATTGCTGGAACTTATACAAAAATCTACGAAGATAAAAACGGATTGATGGTAGAAGGAAAAATATCAAACTCCCCTGATTTAAGAAATGTTAGATTTTTAGTAGCAGAAGGTCATTTAAAAACTTTAAGTATTGGAGGTATGTTTCTATACGAAGAAGACGGCAAAGGTATATCAGAAGTAAATTTATACGAGATATCACTAGTAGCTATACCCATGAATCCAGACGCTTTATTTAGTGTTCGAAATGTGGACGAAGAATTCTTTTTTAAAAAATTACAAAAATAGTTGACGCATATTGTCTAAAAAGCAGATATTGAAAAAATCATTCAATTTTCATTAACAACCATAGAAAAACAAATAGTATGAACGAGAAACAGAAGCAAAGATTCTGGGAACTCAGAGGTAAAAAGTCCCTTACGTCATCACAAAGAGAAGAAATGGTTCTTCTTGAGGAGAAAGCCCTTAAAGCTGGCTTGAGCCTTGATGACCTAGAGCCTGCCACTTCTGAATCCCAACTTACTGAAAACGAGTTGGCAGAGATTGTAAAATCTGCTGTAGAAGACCAAGTCTTCGGATTGCGCGAGGAGATTCTTGATGAAGTCAAGAAAGCTGGCGGAAAAGAAGAACTGGAAGAAATCGTTAAAAAGTATTCCAATCAATTAGACAGCGATGACTTGCTTGATAAGTTAAATGAAAAAGTTGAAGCATCAAAAACTGATGTCGAAGCTTTGACTGAAGCTTTTAAGAGCGCTGTTGCAGACATGAAACTAGATTCAAAAATGGTACACGCAAATTCTGGAAAATCTGAAGAAGCTCCTCTCATTGAAATGCCTTTCGGTAATTCTAAGGAGTCTCTTACAGTCGGACAAAAACAGCTTCATAACGTTTTGCTTGGAAAAGATATGAATCAGGACATCCCTGAATCATCTCTTAAAATTGCACAAGACCGTGGCGAATCTCGCTACAAAGCTCAATACAAAGCTATTGGTAACCAAGCTAATGGACCTGTCGGTGTTAACGACGCTTCGCACCTTGGAAGAGTTAATCAAGACTTGTCTTCACAGCTTCAAGAAAGCTTCTACGGAGATTCTGCTTTGGCTCGTGCTTTGATTTCTTCTGAAATCAACATGCCAACCAATCCATTCAAGCTTCCAGTTGTAACTTCTCGCCCAACATTTAATGTCGCTGGCGAAGGTAGTGATGCAACATCTAGCGATATCGGTACTGCTAATGTTACTCTTGATACTGCCAAACTTATCGGCATGAGTGAGTACACTTACGAAATTGATGAGGATAGCGTACTTGCAATTCTTCCAGTAATTTCTAGCCAGTTGTCAAAAGCCGCTGCTTCTGCATTCGAAAATGCAGTTATCAATGGTGATTCCGCTGGAGGTGCTCGTGATGCCTTGGCCGCAGGTGACGCAAGAACTGCATTCGAAGGCATTCGTAAGGTTTGCAGTAAGAATACACAACTCGGAGAAGTGAATATTAATGGTGCTTTTGGTTTAGACGCAATCGGAACGATGAGAGCAGCAATGGGAGTTTATGGATTGAATCCAAGCGACTTGCTCCTTGTCCTTAATCCAAAAGACTACAATGCACTCTTGCTTGAAACTCCTGTTGAGGATGCATCTAGCTTTGGCCGCCCAGGCACACTTCAAACTGGTGTATTGCCAAGTGTATATGGTATCACAGTGATTCCTACTGCTGAAATTCCAAATACTTATACTGTTGATGCTGCAAAAATGACTACTGGTAACAAAAGCATTGCCGCTCTTGTACACAAACCATCTTGGTTCGTAGGAGTGAAACGTGGCTTTACAGTTGAGACAGACCAAAACAAGATTAATCAAACTAATCAAGTTATCGCTTCTTACCGCAGAGACTTCAAGCCACTTGAGGACCCTCAAGCTGGAAGAATCCACTCAGTAATTGGTAGAAATATCGCCTAAGATATTTTACAATTCTTCATAAAACTGCGTGGTCTTGACAAACAGGGCCACGCAGTTTTTAT